GCATACCGTTGTGAAAATTCTTGATATGTAAATGAACGGTGACGGAGCACTTGAGCTGCCACACCTCTGGTAGTTTCTAGTTCCAGAGTCATAAATGACTGTTCAAATACACTCCAATGATTGTGCTTGATACAATAACCCAACAACTTTGCATAGTTGGGATTCTCTTGATTACTTGGATTAGACACACGAGCAACGTATGCCATCATCTTCTCCGCATCGGGAGTTACACTAATCAGTTTTACGCTCATCTTTTACCAAATCCTTTTTTCTGTGCCAAATCAATCTCTGCAATTTGTTGCTTTAAAACTCGCAACTGTGTTTTCATCTCACGAAGTTTTTCTTCAGAAAAGAGATGTTCTTGTTTTACCAGATCTTCAAGAGTTCTGATAAGTGTTTTAGTTCTGCTCACCATTAGTCTGGATACCCGTCGTCGTCATCAAAAACTTCATCGTAGTCACGAAGTGCTGTTGCTACTTCTTCATAGTTCATATAACGCTGTTTATCAGCATATACTTCAGTCTTTAGACTGTCAACTAGAAGTTCTAGATTACGGACTATCAGTTTTAGTTTGTCTCTGTCCATAAAGCATTATTCGCTGTGTTTATTTTAGCATAAAAAAAGGGGGCAATCAAGCCCCTGTGTCCAATAGAATTTTGCAAATTCTTTTACAAGTCCCTTGGTCGTCATCGCATTCAATAAGGCAGTCAAAATAGTCGTTTACTAGATCTAATTCTTCATTACATCTATCGATCGTACTCCATTCTGCCAACTGATTGCGAGAAATGAGATTGTGCATCTCAACCTCCACAATTGATCGTTGTCATAATAAACGTTTAGATTTCAGTGCATACGCGAAACCTTAATTCTATACTATCTAGACAACTTTGTGTTAATTCACTAACATTTGTTAATTCTTTACATAAAGACAAAAAAAGAGAGGTGTGAAACCTCTCTTTGATAATCACTTGCTGTAGGTCTTACCGCGATAACAGAATGTACCGTGGGTTTCCTTGCTCTCTACACAACGAGTATCATACTCAACACCACGATATGTAGTGTGAGTGATCTGAGCGTCGTGAAGTGCAGATGCCTTGTTAATCTGCTTACGAATGAGATTAAGTGTGTTCATAAGTTTACTCCTAAAGTAGTTGGATTTTTAGGTCCGTTCCTTTAGTCGTTTGCGTCCCATGGACAATTAGGAGTTGCCTCTTTCATTGTATCGATCAGTTCAACCTTAACAAAATTATCCAAATTCTCATTTGCTTTGATTCTGAGCATTATAGCATCAGCATCTTCACAAAGAAGACTGGAATAAAGAAGAAGATCTACCATAGGATGAACGCTCCGTTCCGCGACTTACTTGCGTCCCACCCGAAAGTGGGATGAACGTACAGGTATTATATACCTTATAGAGTATATAGTCAAGCACGTATGTAACATACGCTACAATTTTATAAAATCTTTAGAAGTCAAAAATTTTCCCGAATTTTTTTTCCCCGATCTGGGAAATCACTTCTTGGATTTGGTTTTGGGTGCTTCTACTCCCCACGTCTTTGGATTGTGTGTACCCTTACCATAACCAATGCTCTTCATACCATCACGAAACTTGTCATAGTACATATCAAAGATACTTACTGCTTTTTGACCACGAGTTAAATCGTATCTGGTCTCACCATCAACAACATAGGTTATGATACTTGCATCATTGGGACAGTCTTTAGTATTGACTTGCTCCCAAGTGCCGTTGTCAATCATAATTTCTACACCATATTTTTTCTTAGAATTTTCTTTTTCTGATGTAGTCCATGACTCCACGGATTTTTCCTCTTGTTTTGTACTAGGTGCTTCACCCAACTTAGTAGACATCAGGAGCGTCCACCCCACTTGATATCTGGATAAGCTTCCTCAACAACATCCATAGTGATTTTATATTTGTCGGAAAGTTTCTTGTCCTTCACCAAACAAATAATTTCTGCTTCAAGTGGATGTAATCCTTGCAGAAGATTGATAAACATAGTTTCTCTACGGAGATTAGTAAGACCATCATTACCACCTTTAATAAAGTGGTAGAAGTTCTTACATTCTCTACGAATGGTGGTTCTTGCTTGTTTGTCAGCATTGCCCATAGAGAATGATCCAGTTTCGTGCATACGACGAATCTCATCACTCATCTTTGCATTGATACCCCCAGTGTTAGCGACCTGATCATCAAAGTCAGCATAAGGAACTTCACCAGGTGGCAGTAAAGAGATCACACTCTCATCAAAGTTCCAGATGAAAAGCATCTTAAGGGATACATCTTCAAACTTTTTGAGTGCTTCTACTTTCTTTGCTTTTGTTCTTTGCTTTGATACAACATCCAAGACCTCAAATGACAAGGGATTTCTTGGAAGGTCTGGGATGGCAGTAACCTTGACTGACTTTGGTTTAGTACTAGTCCTAGGTTTCTTCGTCGTACTCGGTGTCTTCTTCGCTGTTGTCATGATAGTTTTCAAAATTAAATGCTATGACCTCATCTGGAATCAGGTTACCCTGTTCATCAAACATTTCGGGGTGAGGTCTTGGTACTTCCCGATAGTTCATCATATATTCTCTAGCAGTCCAACCACCAATCAATCCCACTATAAGAAACAATATGGTTAGAAATGAACCAAAAACTAAACTAACTGCTAACATTGTTCTTACCTCTGGGAACTACTTTTCTTTTCTTTGATGCCAAAGAGAATTCAAAATAGATAGTTACTTCCCTATTGAAAAAGCATACCATCTTTTCAAAGATTATATGAAATGGTTGTTTTTTCCTTACACCTCCGCTGAGTATTAAATTAAATCCCCTGTTTATGTGGGATTTGTGTTTATTTATGTTACCTTCAGACGATTTGATTTTTTTTGAGGAACCGAATGGTATCAACACAACCTCCTAGAGTTTCATCGTCACATATAACTTGAGGGAATGTAGATCCCTCACCAAACTTATCATAAAATTCATCCTTTGTAAAGTGCTCGTTCAAAGTTTGAACGGTAAAGTCTCTACCGGTTAATTCCAAAACGGTCTTAACTTTATAGCAGTAAGGACAATTTTCTTTAGAAAAAATCGTAAAGTTCATATCAATCAAAAAAGAATATGTGAAAAAGTCTAGAGTCTTCTTTAGTTTGACCAAAATATTTTGATGCTGCGTGAATGTTTTGTGCATCAAAAATGAATAGTCTGTTGAAAACATTACCAACAGAGTCAACCAGATCAAACTTTGTGTCATCATAGAATCCACCAGTAAATGCATCAGAACTTCCATAACGAGAACCTGTATTTTTACTGGCGTACAAAGAGGTTCCTGTATTGTATGGTGCGTCTGGAGTCAAGTATAGCATAGCTGCCCAAGTCTGTCCATCATAGTGATACACAAGATCATCTTCAGCGGTGCAGAACTGAAATCTACCGCACATTCCGTGAGACTCCCATTCACGGATCTTGATGCCCATAATCTTTTCAAATGCTTGCTTTGTTCCAGGCAAGGAGAACTGTTCCACACTGCGACTACCTTTGAAGTATTCTTTTTGTGGTTTAAATTCTTGCTGTAAAGCAAACTCTCTGACTGCATATGGGTCAGCATAAAAATTATCAACAACCCAAATAGTTGGATTAGGTTGTCGATTAATTGTTAATGGAACTATTCTCATTTGGATGACATATCACAAGCGACTTGATGTAATGACTTTCCATAATCACCTGCGTCAATGTAGAAATTAGTGTGAAGTAAAAACTTGAACTGTGGGAATGGCATCTTTCTTTCTGGATCTACAAGTCTTTCTGTCTGCATCTTCATCGATTGCCAGTCTTCCATAAAGTGATATATTTCAGCAAGACCTACAATGTGTTCATTCCTAGCAGGACAAAACTCTTCTGCACGAATGAAAGAATCAATTGCATCTTCATATTCATTACATCTACGTTGCATATTACCAATAGCAAACAAAGAATAGTATCCAAGTTCATCGATGTATGGAGCAGTTCCAACTTCATCATACTTAAAACGATAATTCAAATAATTTTTGAAGTAGAAGATACATCTACGTGCATATTCTTTAGAATGAATTTCACCTAAAGGATATTTTCCAATGTTCACTGCATCATAGTAACTTTTTCCAAGATACCAGAAATGGTAGGTGTCTTGTAAAAGTGTTCCACCAGCAACTACAGTCTTTTCAAGTTCAACAGCATCAACCAAGAACTTATTAGGATCTACCCAAGTCTCACCATCATTGGTAATAATATGATTAAATCCTGGTGGAAGATCATATGCATTATATTGATCATTCTCAAGATAGATTGTTTCGTGGCGTCTATCGTGATTGAAGTGCCAGGGTAATCTTGCATTCCAGAACCAAGTTCTATAATACATCGAACCTGGTGCTTTCGCAGTGATATTGAAACACTGAATTGATGTGTCATTGATCGGAGTCCAATCATAATCTTCATCAACCTCAAGTTGCTCATCAGCATCCATACGAAGAATCCAATCACAATCGTGATCTGCAGTCAATGCTTTTTGTAAGGTATGATCCCTATTAATTCCAGGATAATCCCACTCATGCATATAAGTGAATCCAGGAATATCTTTATCAGCAAAGAAGTTTTCAATTATTTGTCTGGTATTATCATTACCATTACATTGAATAACCCAGTAATCAATGTATTGATAACAGGAATTGAGCATCCTTTCTATGACGTGCTCTTCATTCCCAACCATTGCGTTGAGGCAAATTTTAGTTTGCTTTTTCATATTGTCAATTCTCCAGGGAGTCTTTGTTCATCTTTAATTGCTACCAACCAAGCGGAAACACAAGGGATATGTGGTGACATTTCCCAAGTATCTAGACGATATGATTGAAAGCGAATATCTTTGTTTCTAATAAATTGTGCTTTTGTCCAGTCAGTATAATACCAGAAACTATGTTCGTTCCAGAAACTGACGTGAGTAGGATCTTGCCAGGCACCACGACCATCAGTAGAGGGAACTTCAATGAAAGCCCAACCACCGTGTGCAAGAACACGATGAATCTCTCTCATTGTTTTGATAGGATCTCTCAGATGTTCAATTACGTGACTGGCGTTAACAACACCTACACTATTATCTGGAAGAGGGATACCTTCATTGAGATCACAAGTAATATCAGCACCTTCTTGATCGATAGTCATATATCCTGGTTTTGGAAATAGACCACCACCAATATCAACCTTCAATAGTCCTTTAAGATCTGCATCTCTCTCTGCAAGTTGATATGCATACTGACGATGTAACTGTACAGTTTTAGTTTGAATAGCAGCGTTTCTTTCCAAATATGTATTATCCCCAGTAATCCTATAGATGTAAAGAGGTTCTGGAATGTGATACATCTTTGTCTTCAAATATGTGCGAATCATCAGTTCGTGATCGTCGCAGATATCTAATTCAACATTATGTCCACCGATGTCACGATAGATGTTTGTTCTCCAAGATCTAATATGATCTGGAGCATACCAAATGAAACCAAGACTATGACTAGTTGGTTCCCAGGTATTCATCACATAAAGTTCTTTGTCTTTATGCTTGTATCGATAGTAAGTCCATCCGTGTGATTCATTATAAGGAACAAAGTCATCATCAAGAATTGCAACATCACTATATGCAAATCCAATCTCCAAATCTTGATATGCTTTGTTTAGTTCTTCAAGACAATTTGGAGTGATGATGTCATCACTATCCACTTCCACAAGAACATCACCCTCACCTTTATGAAAGGCATGATGTTTGTGATATCCAACACTGGTAGATTTTTCTTCAGTTCGATATATCTTTACTCTTTCATCTTCAACAATCTTTTGTGGCAGATCTTTTTCATTCAGATCATTGTTCAACCACAATACCCATTCCCAGTTCTCATAGGTTTGAGCAACGATACTATTATACAGCACTATAAGATATGGTGTCTTCTTATGTGCAGGCGTGATAATGCTAAACTTATGATCCATTCAAATATCAATGATATAAAAGTATTGTAGGAGATTATGATGCAGAAGTCAAGTTTTTATCCAGTAACTTCCATTACTGTATCTGACATTATGTATAAGTTCTACTTTTTATTTCTGCTACCTTTGCTTCCCACACAGATTTCTCAATTTCACCTCTTTGATACTTAAAGAATAGAGGATCTGATTCATTTCTATAATCTTGCCGCCTTTTCCCATCTATAAAAGCAACAATTTTTGCAGCATCTATCTCTGCAGCAGCTGCATTAACTGCATCCATATCTATAGATATTTCATTTCCCTCAGCATCAAATACACCAAGACTATCATCAATCCTAACTGCATTTGTATGAACTTGATATATTGCTTCGTGATGATAATTCATGCTGATACCTCCATTACTGTTATTGAGGAAGCTCCTCTACCATCATATTCTGATGTATTCAAGTCGGCACCATTTTGGTTTATATAAACTGTATTAGAAGCATATGATGCCATTTGTATTTTATATGTAACCGAAGTTGGTGCTTGTACTCCCGGTGAATCCAAGAATACTATATTTGCTTGGTCGGCATTGTAATTGGCATTGTCCCCATAAGTTTGAGTGATTGTTGTAGTTACTCGTGGTCGGTTACCAGCAGCATCACCAATATGGATAGGAGTGCTATCTCTCATCAATCTGGTCTTCATATCATATCCAGCACCAGCACCAATATTTGCTTGTACTAATATTAAAATTTTATTACTAGTAGATGTGGGAGTGATATTTACTGACAATCCTACATCTCCGAATGTGCCGCCATTAACACTTGCAGTATCAGTCTTTGTTGCTTGTACTACTTGTATAATACCACCACCATTTGCACCAGAGGGTAGTCCGTCTCTTGGAAAGATTTTATTTGTTCTTAATTCTGACATTATCCCGATACCTCCATTAAAAATATACGAGCAGCGTTATATCCATTCTGTGATGGAAATTCTACTGTTCCTGAATCGGCTCTAACATACACTTTATATTCTACAGAATATATAGTGTTTGGACTATCGATGGCTCCCATGAACATAGGAACGTGAATTCTTGAGTTTGCACCATAGACATTAACAAAACCTTTATTTGCATTTGCAGAGGCAGAATCATTAGATCCATTTGGTGCTATATTTGCGAAAGTACCACTATTAATACTTCTGTAATATGTTAAAAATTGATTATTACCAGGATCATTAGTATTAGTATCTCCACCGGTCATGATAAAAATTTTACTAGAAGCAAATTTGGGAGTAATTGTTGCAGATAAATTTGAAGCTACAAACGTGCTACTTGACGTTTCAAGCCTATTATCAGTGCTTCCCTCTACTATTTGAATAATACCACCCCCACCACCAGTGGGAACACCAGTTGTTGGAATTATTCTATCTACTCTAAGTTCGGATGACATATCAAGAAGGCTCCGTGGGCCAAGTTACGGAAGTTATATCCAATTCATAACTAGAGTCAAGAGTTGGAGTTGCAGAAGCAGGAAGATCTCTCAGTGCTTGGCGATAAGTCTTAAAGGCAGTAGAAAGATTAGTTCCAGTCTCTTTTGCCATAACAACTTTCCAATCATCCTTTGCAAGTCTTTTATCTCTTTCAACACGCAAAAGTTTCATCGCTTCTGCAGCGTCAAGTTCGGCAATCTTTGTATTCAGTGCTTCTTCAGTTGGTTTATCGTGACCGTTTCCTTTAAGCCAATTGAGACCAGAATAATTATCACCAGAAAGTGCCCATTCTGCGCCTGGTGTAAGTGCTTGTAATGCTGATGAAATACCGTACTTCATAGTAATGTTTGGTTTGTTTTATTTATGATGGTTTTGTGGGCCAAACTGGGTTTTCTAGATCAGAATGCTATTATTTCTTGCAATAATATGTATGAACGAGTATAAGAAGAACTTCCTTGTACTCCAACAGTTGACCCATCTATACTTTTATATGCTACTTTATAAGTTCTTGAAGTTGATCCAGGTGTATCTAAAATAGTATGAGTTACAGGACCAAAACTATATGAACTACTACTACCAGATCTATACTCACCGTGCTCTTGTTTTGTAAATCTATTAGAATCGGAAACAGATGTATGATAAACTTGTACGTCTATTCTTCTATCTTGATCTCCATAAGCTTGACATTGACAAACAACTGTAACTAGAACCTTATTACTTGCATTTGATAGTGTTATTGCTTGTGATAATCCTGTAACTTCTTGATAACTAGTACTAGAGGTCTGTACACTTGTAGTTAATTCTTTATGAATAGTTTGTATGATAGCACCAGGTGCTTTAAATCCACCTGTAACCGTTCCATCTGGATGAAATGTAATTGCCATAATACCTCCTTATACGATTACCCAGACACCATCAAGTGTCAAAACACTATTTAGAGTAACAGGTCCTGCATTGAGGGCATTTATTCCGGACGGAATATAATATCCATCCGAGCGTGATAGGTTATTACTGAATAGCATATGTCCGTCACCAACATACATTCCAATCAGAGAACTACCTGCACCTACAAGTGTAGAGGATGTTGGATAAGATGTTTGTACTCCGACATTAACCAAATTATTAACATTGCCATCAGAAGTTATACGAAGTCTTTCACTACCATCAGTTTCTACGCTGAATGTATCATTACTAGGAAATCCAAATTTAGTATTTGCATCTCCGTTGTGAGTTACATAATCATTAATCGTGTTAGTCACTCCACCAGCAGCACCTTGTGCACCCTGATTTCCTCCACCACCTTGAGCACCTGCAGCACCTTGTGCACCTGCAGCACCCTGAGCACCCTG